CTGAAGAGGGCGGAACCCAGTCAGCTGGCACTACCCAGCTTGAGAGGGCGGAGAACGTGTTCGGGTTCACGGTCTCAGCAGGGGAAGGCGCTGCGATCACCGATCCCCGAAGTGGTGGAGGTGTCTCGGTGACTGCTGGCATTCCTATCATCGGAACAGGTACCAAGGATGTCGTGCCGACGCCCACCAACAAGATCCAAACCATCTCGTTCGCTCGACACACCTTGAACAAGCGCACCATCAAGCTCGGGCGCTCGGGTCTGAAGCAACTCAACTTCAGTCGGTCGACGACCCAAGCTCCGATGCAGAGGACGTTGAGTCAGCAGCTGGCAGCGCTCACCTATGATGCCTCCACAGAGGTGTCCGAGCTGTTCGAGGCGTTCTACACCGAGCGCGTCGGCCCCCGCGCGAGCGAAGAGGAGCCCTACACGCTTTCGGATGCGGCCTCTGATCTGTCGGTGTCGAGCATCCAGCTCCAGAGCTTCGCCGAGGCACTCTCAACGTTGCGGCGAGGCGTTCCGAACACGCCAGACGCTCAGATTGGCGGCGACGATGAGAACCAGACTGTGGTGAGGCAGAACGTGACCCAGATCGCGCGGCATCTGACCAAGGTGTTGGCAGAGCAAGCGGCTGCGATTCTGTGTGCAGCTGAAGCACCCTTGATCGAGCAGTTCGGACACCGTGGCCAGAAGACTTCTGAAGGCACTGACGAAGAGGCCAAGGAAGAGGCGTTCTGTAAGCTGGAGATCGCTTGGGATCGGTTGAAGGAAGCCTTGGCACCCGGAGAGGTCTCCAACGGAGACGGGGGCACCCGGTCAAGACGGTGGTGGAGATCGACAACGAGAAGCCCTTCTACAGCCCCGTGTTCCCCGTCAGTGACGAGCGGGGGTATGAAGTCATTGGCTCCTACCGCTATGGTCGAGGGCTCTCTATCGAGCCTGGGGGCAGCTTTGAACGGCTCCTCGATCTTCGCGACCTGTCGTTCGATGAGCTGTCCGCTTCAGAAGCTGATGCATTGGTGGAAGCGCTTCAGAACGGCGGGGACATCGCCAAGGTGGTGGGAACGTTTGATCCGGACCGTCAGGCAGAGTTGTGTTCGCTGCTTGAGGTGCAGACTGAAGGCGGCGTGGAGTCCTACCTGAACTCCAAGCCTGGGCAAGACTCGTTCAACAGCGCCTTCACGGCACGGCTCGCGTCCACCCAGGATTGGACTCAGAAGCAGACGATCGTGAACAGCGCCTACTCCCTTGCGGACATTCAAGAGACGCTGAACGAGAACGAGATCTGCAACTGCAAGGGTGCCGACGCCGACCTCTTCTTCCTGGCGTTCAACAACCAGAACTTCGTTGATCTCGGTCAGCCGGACGACGTGTCCAACTACGTCGCCAACCTGCATCTTGAGCAGTACGTGCCGTCCAAGGCAGTGCAGGACGCGGTGCGGGGCCAGACCATGGACCGGTCGGCCTTGGGTACCTTCTCATCTGTGGGGCGTTCTGTTGGTGGCGCAGCGGATGCTTTCAGCGGAGGCTTGTTCAACGCGTTCGGGCAGGGCATCTCCAACGCAGGGTCCGTCGACCTATTTCCTGACGATGAGGGGGGCTGATGGCCAGTCGAGGCAGAAGCGCCGCTGATGCGGCCATGAGCAACAGCGTTTCCAGCGGGGACATGTCCAATGAGATGGGCCCCAACAAGTTCGACACGCTGTCTGCGAACACGGGCCCTCAGCAGTTCGCGCTCTCTACAGGGCAAGTGACGTTCATTGACTACGAGTCGCACCTGATCACCATCCGGGTGACCACGGGTGAGGAACTCCAGTTCGAGCCTCAGGCTCTTCCCCAGGCAGCCGCAGGGCACCGGCATTTCCTTGGTGCCATGCCCGAGGTGGGTGATGTCTGTTTGGTTGGCTGGGGCCAGTCGATCAGTGGGCGGACCAAGACCCCCTATGTCTTGCGGTGGCTCGTCCCAGGCGTGACCAGTGGACATGACTGGCTGCCGACTCAGCCATACAGCCCAGGGGACTTCGGGTTCACTGCCACCGAGAAGGCTCGGTTCGAGGGCATCGCAGATCGGGTGCGCCACAAGCTCCGTCACTTGGAGCCGGGCGATGTGTTTGGGATGTCGAGCCGGGGTGCGGACATCTTGCTCAACGAGAGCATCCAGATCACCAACCGGCGCGGCAACGAGATCCATCTCCGAGATCAAGATCAAGCCATCATCTTCCGATCGCTCCAGCAGTTCCATGCGATGAGTGGTGCACGCATCTACGCGGGCATGGTGCAGCGTGATGCGGGGATGCTGCCGAATCAGATGTTCTCGGACGGCACCTACTGGGACAGTCCTCGCGTGGTCGACGGTGCTTCACGGCCCCTCTCCCAAGAAGAGCTGGCGACGGACCCCGTCCCCGTTTTGGGGCTGACTCCGGCGGAGGTGTTTGCGCGGGACCGTGGGGGACAACGCAACAACGCTATCAACCTGGGCTCCCTCGACCCCTACCAGTTTCTTCAGCGCGGTTTGTTCATCGGGGCTGACGGGCAAGCCCTTGAAGACTCCAGCTCGGAAGCTGTGTACGGCGGCAAGTCGATGTATCGGGTGTCGATGGACAACTCGAACTCGGTCATCGACCCTTCGGTCGAGACGCTCACCGAGTACCGCATCGAGGTGAGTCACACGGCTGACGGCACACTTCCTGTGACAGAGCAGACGGACGGTTTCGACGCAGACCGTCTCCCCAGCGCTGTGCCGACGGATGCAGCCCCCTTGGGTGGGTCCGAGGCTTCTCCGTTCATCGAGTTCGTCATGGGCTCGGTCATTGGCAACGACCCCTTCAACAATCAGGGGCGTGCTCTCTACGGAGTGCCTCTTCGTCCGGTGGTCTTTGACGGCGTCGACGCCAACCCGGGGATGAAGACGGGGCTGGGCTTCCCCATGGAAGAGCATGCAGCGGTCATGCTGAAGATCGCTCCACCCCTCTCCACAACCGGAACCTCGTCCTTCTGGGCGTGGACCAAGGACGGCCGACTGCTCAAGTCGGTCGTGGGTCCTGGCGGGGTCTACTCTGCTGAGGAGAACTACGGCTCGGGCCTCCGGGTGGGCATCGGGGCGACGACAGACGGCGACAGCTACCGTCTGGACACCAAGGGTGCCATCGTCCTGCACAACGAGCGCGGCTCGAATGCGACGAACATGGGCGTGGAGGTCACTTCCGATCGGGGAGCCATCCGCATCTATGGAGGCGGCTCGACCACTGTGGGAGGGTCCCTGGCCCGCTCAGCTCCTGTAGGCGAAGGCGACAAGGGTCTTCCTGCGGTCAGCATCGAGTCCGCCACCAACATGCATCTGACGGCGGCGAAGACGCTGAAGATCAGTGCCCAGACCCTCGACCTGAAGAACGTCGCCCAGATGAACCTGTCTGGGTCCTCCTCTTTGCAGCTCAGCTCTGGGACCAAAGTCGCTACTCAGTCGAAGGTCATCGAGACGACGGCGATGGGCTCTTTGGAGACCAACATCTCGGGCCCAAGGGACAGTCTCCCGACCAACATGCCGGTGCGGTCGACGAGCATCGTTGCCACACCGGCGACAGGCAACCCTGGGGGTCTGACCGACAAGTACACGATGACCTATGGCAACCGGCGCGAGACGATCACCGCCGGCAACCACACCACCCGCGTCGCTGTAGGCAACCAGACCTACTCCACGGGTGCTGGCGTTGTGAAGATGGGCTCCGCTGCCAACAGTGTTGAGGTCACCACAGGAGGGATCACCGGAACTGCTGCTGCGGGTGCTGTGGCGTTCGCCGCTCCAGCAGGGGCCGCCTCCATCACGGCTACAGCGCGGGCCTCCATCACAGGCGCGACGGTGGGCATCACGGGCCCAGCGGTGACCATCAGTGGCGGACACACCTTCCCGGGGGGTGTGATGACGGACACCTGCATCAACCCCCTCACGGGTGCCCCATTCACAGCTTCAGGCACCCTGGGCGTACCGACAGTGAGGATCATTCCATAATGGCCATCACCCCACCAACAGTCACGGCCGCCATCATCGCAGCCACTCCCGACCTCCCGGGTACAGACTTCATCCGGCTCGCGACGCTCTTGGGCATCGCCATCACGTCGTGGGCTCAGATCCCAGCGAACGTGTTGGTGCAAGGGGTCACGACGGGTGCCATCGGAGCGGGGACGGTCACGGGCAAGTTGATTGTTCCGCCGCAGCCTCTCCCCGTCAATGGGGCCTTCGCAGGAGCATCCCTATTGGGCCTCAACGCTCAGCAGATGGCTCGTGGGATCGGGGTCGGGGTTGGGACAGCCTTCAGTTCGGCAGGGCAGTACATCGGGGCCTCCGCCGGGGTAGGTGCCGGTACGGACATCTCAAAAATCACCTTCGCCAACCCTGCCACGCTGACGGCAGCCATCATGGCCGCTGCTCCCGGACTGGGGTTCCAGGGGCAGCTGATGGCCGTTCTAGCTGGCGCGGTGGGTACAGGTGTTTCATCACTCCTTCTGACTGGAACGGGTGTTGGCGCGGTGGCGGGTGCAGGGGGTCCTTCTCCTTCCGGCGGAACCAGCATTTCCAAGGTGCTTTAAGTGGGCTTCGACTTCAACGGCTACGTCCTGCGGGCACCTCGCACCGCTCCTGCCAACGCGCTGACAACAGCGGATGCGACGGGGGGAGTGGTCCGTGACATTCGCGACCTCCCAGCTTCCTACGACACCGCCGGCACTCTTGTGGAGGCGTCGGCAGATCAGTTTCGTGCTTCCACACTTGAGAACTCTGACCCAACGGCCAGCCAGGAGTACCTCGTGTGGGCGGCGAACACGTCTACCCTGACAACCATTGAGGACACGGATTGGGCCATCACGGCTGAGGACCCCGAAGCCAGTGTGCGTATCCCCAGCGGCAATGTAGAAGTCGTCGACACCTCGACCCCTCCCAACGCCCGCTTTGACGGCTCCACCCGGCTCGTGGTGCAAGATGTAGGGGGCCGATCGATCGCGGACATCCGGCTCATCTCCATCCGTCGTGGGGACTCAAGCCCTCTGGACCCTCCCATCGAGATGGGCCCAGATGCTTCAGGAGGCCCGCTGTTCGACTTCGCGAGCCAGGACCCGGACGCAGGGGTTGCGAACCTCTCTGCGTCCTCTCTGGCTGCTCTGGGCGGTGGTGTGTCCAACCGTCGCGGCGACACCATCGTTGAAGTCCAGTACGTCATTGCGGGGGCACGGTTCTGGTGGACTCGGAACGACAAGAACGTCACTCGCTTCGGCTTCAACTCGAAGACCCAGCGATGGGAGCCTCGTAAGGGTTCACCCACTGCGAGCGTCGGCGTTCTCGCAGAAGGCGAAACCTACACGTTGGTCCCACGTCCAACGCGGTTTGATGTGGGCGACTTCCTGCCGGGGACCACAGGCTCGCCTGACGCCTACGCGATGGTGCGTTTGGGCATCCGTCCCGACTCCACGTCCACGGTCATCTCAGTCCTTGTGGTGACGGATGAGGATGCCGAGGACACCGACCGCACCTTCGGAGCGGAGGACGCGGTTGTAGGTGTGAACAGCGGCACACTGCAATTCAACCCGACCTTCGTGACCACTGCTGCCGGTCAGAGGATCTGGTACAGCTTCGAGAGCTTTCAGGGGGCATCCACTGGCGAGATCGGACCGATGCTGAATGCGGACGACGACCCGCTCTTCATCACGCCGATCCCCGGTCCTACAGACTACCCCTTCATCAGCTTTGGATCACGACGCTACCTGTTGGCCTTTGCGGTCGAGACTGAGGCAGACCTGCCTCCGGTGTCAGGTGTTGGGTCCCCCTCGGAAGGAGAGGTCTACTGGGCTCAGAGCACGGGCAAGCTGGTGTTCTCGCCAGCTGATCTGACCAAAGCCGACACCGGCACCATGACGGCAGTGAACCCGTCGTTTGATCTCCAGTTCCTCGACGAGAAGGTCTTCTACGACGGCGTCTCGATGACCAAGCGCTCCATCGGGACACGCGAGCCTGTCGCCCTGGTGGATGACACGGGCACCCCAACTCCTGTGGATGCGGGCAACGCCTTGTACATCCCAGCAGCCGTCTCGATGCCGGCCCCGGGTGTCTCCGGGGTGCTCCATGTCGCAGACGGGACCGGCACGATCCCGACCTTTGGGATCCCAGGTACCCGCCCGGGGACATCAGGGCTTGTTCGTCAGATCGAAGGGGTCGGCGACACGATCATCTTTGGTCGGGCAGCGGCTATCGAAGAGATCAAGATCGTCGAGTTCGAGTCAGACCTCCCTGACTTCCCCTTCGCCATCCGTAGGGGCACGGCTTGGGTCGCCCGGGAGCGCAACTCTGGAGGCGACCTCTCTCGGGTGAGCCTGGGCTTGCGTGACCGTGCTCGGTTTGGCGGCGAGCTGGTCTACTTCCTTCAGGCCGACGTGATGCCGGCGGTGTTCGCCACCGAGACGAAGATGTACAGCCGAGAGCTTGAGCCCTTCGTCTTCGATGGCACCGAGACGCTGTACTTCAACATCGACGGCTCTGACTACACGGTCTCTCCGCCCGCAGCGACCTACACGGCGACTGTGCTGGCTTCCGTGGTCGATGCCGTCATCACGGGCACGGGCTCGGCGACAGCACTCAACGGTCGAATTGTGCTCGAAGGGGACAGCTCCATCGAGATCGCCTTTGGTCCCTCTGCGTCCGTTCGCGACCTCTCTGGCGCGGCTATCTTGGGCCTGCTCCCTGGCTGGCGCATCGACAGCAGCGCATCCGAGAACTGGCTGGCGGACAACGGGTCCAGCGTCGGGCTCTTCAGGAGCCCCACCAACCGCGACCGTTCCAGTGAGACGCCGGACTTCAACGCCCGGGGGATCTTCAGCGAGACGTTGCTGACCGGCAGCGTGATCGCCAACCCGTACTTCACCGTAGACAACCCCCCTCTTCAAGATGTGGCTGGCTACGATGTGGACATCTTCTTCCAGCTTGTCGAGGGACTGAGTCTCACGTTGCTGGAGAACTACAAGGACGTGCGGTACGAGTTCGCCGGCAACCGTAGGTTTGCTTGGATCGAGCAGGCTTCGGTGACGGGTCAGGTGACCGCGCCGAGCACGTCACTTCCTTTGGGCAACCCATCGGTTCTGGGTGCGACACTGCATCCGGCAGTCGAGCCCGGCAATGGTCTGTACCTCGCCTCCACAGGTGGAGCGTTCACCCCTCTCACTCTGGGTGACGACTACGTTCTGCCGGGCGGGGGCAACCTGGGCCAAGCGCTTCTGGCGAACAACATCGGTGGGCAGGCGGCAGTGGGCTCCGCAGGTACCGTGACAGGCTCGGGGCTCACAGCTGTCTTCTCAGACCCCAATGCAACGTGGATCACCGACGGGGTTCTTCCGGGCTACCTCCTCCAGATTGAGGCCGGCGACCTCCTTGGTTGGTATGTGATCTCGGGCGTGCCCAGCGAGACAACGTTGGAAGTATTGGATGCCCCTCTGTTGGCCGGGCCCGACGAGTTCATCGCCTACCGCATCTACGAGGCGTACGACCTCGACACGTTCGATCCTGGCGTCGTGGCTGACATCCAGTACGAGGAGTTCAACCACCTCCCGGACGAGCCCTTCAAGGTGCGCCAGTTGTCGTCAGTGGGAAGCCTCCCCGCGAACAAGACGGCCCAAGCCTCTGCTCGACTGGCAGCTGTGGCCACCGAATCCATCCAGCGTGGTCGCGACATCCGTGTGCGCTTCGGCTTGGAAAGCGGGAATGCAGAGGCGACAGCCACGGTGTTGGCGAACACCGAGTTGGGCATCTTGTCCAACAGCGGTCTGGCGGTCCCTGATCTGTCCGATCCACACTACAGCACAGCATCTGCGACTGATCCCAGCTTCATCATCCAGGTGGGCTCCAACCCCTACACGCTGGGCGTCAACATGACGCTCGTCTCAGCGTTCTCGGACCCTTCGACGCTCACTGATGAGGTTGAGGTCGGCGCGGTGGGCTCCGGCATCGATGGCGAAATTCAGTTCGCGAACGACATCCTCGAAGCCTACGAGGGCTCGCAGGTCTACTACTTCGAGAGCTACCTCGACCCCGACGTTCTGGCAGCTGGGGAAGTGGAGATCGAGCCCTCCGATGGGACGTTGAACTTCAGCACCGCTGACATGGCGTCGGAAGCTGGGAGCACGGCCTACTTCACGGAGCTGATGATCACAGAGAGGGGTCTCGACGTAGTCATCAGCCCTCTCTCTGGCACGGTGTACTTCAACCGCCCTCTGCGCGACGGTCAGATTGTGGAGGTCAGCTACTTCCAGGCGAAAACGGATGGCTCCGTTGTCACGGACGACGACGGGAACACGACCGAGATCACTGAGTTCCTCCCGCTTCTGGTCGTGGAAGAGGAGTGTACCGAGGCCAACGATCGGCTCTACAACTTCAACCCCACGGGCCGCACGGTTGTGAGCCCCCCAGAGCCAGTTGTGTGGGTGGGTGCCAACCGCCAGAACTACGGCTCCATCGACACCTCTGCTTTTGATCTCGATCTAGGGCAGGTGAGCTTCGTCGAGAGCGTTGAGTCTGGTACCTCTGTTCGCATCAACTACGCCGTCCTCGAAGCTTTCGGAGGAGAGGAGTCCTACTCGGCCTCCACCCTCCCTGTGTTCCGGCCTCCATTCTTCCTCGATGCTGAGACGACGGTCTTCACGCTCGCTTCCGACCGCACCTCGTTGATGGTTCCCGGCAAGCTCCTTCGCATCGGAGAGACCCCGATCTACATCGTAGGTGCGTCCTACGATGCTGGCGCAGATCTGACGACGGTGACGATCTTCCCCGAGACTCTCAATGAAGTGGGGTCGCGCTCTCCCGGAAATGATCTCAACAGCCTGCTGACTTCAGAGCCTGTCACGACCGAGATCGCTGGCACCCCCACAACGGCAAACGCGGGGTTCTTGCTTCCCCTGTCGGCCACCTATGAGCCCGTCGATCGGGGCATGCTGTCGATCATCTTCTACGGCGACGTGACGACGTACGCAGTTCCGGGCCACCTGTTGGAGATGGGAGGCTACCCGCTTCTGATCTCAGCTGGGACGCTGTCGGATGACGGCCTCACGACTCGCGTAGACGTAACCACCCCGTTCCCCAAGGGTTTCTCGCCTCTGTTCGACACGGTGAAGATCAGTGTTCGTCCCATCTACCCGCCAGGGCCACGGGACTTCCTTGGCATGGGAGCCGTGGTTGAAGGCGAGCCGTCGGCGTTGGTGTTGTTGGGGTCGACGGACGACATTGGGAGCCCCATCCCAGGCCGCACGCTGGTTCCCAATGTCGAGTACAGCATCAACGCGAACACGGGGGCGGTGACGCTCTTGGAGCAGTACCCGGCCCTCAAGCCCGGTGAGCGGTTGGTGTTCTTGCACACCCGCCTCGGGGTGTTGGCCCCGTTCGTGGCAGGGGGCGTGCTCAACTTCCCCCGCTTCCGGGCCAACTACAGCCACATCAAGATCCCGGACGAGGAAGGGCTCATTCTCGGCAGTGTTCTCCAGGCCAGCTACACCTTCCGCAGCCCGGACAGCTTCTACTTCCGGGCGGTCCCGCTGCGCTCGTACATGGGAGAGGTCGCTCAGAACGTCGCGGCTGCTGCCGCTTCGCAGTCGGCAACAGGGGGGCCCATCACTGCGGCTCCGGGCGAGCCGAAGAACTACGAACAGGGGAGCTTGGGCCTCACGTCTCAGCGTCAGGACCTCGTCGATCAAGACCGGGCCAGCCGCACCTTCATCAGCTTGTACAACGAGGCCATCGTCTCGTTCGAGCAGCTCGTGGAGTCCATGGGGTCGAATGGCGGCGTCATTGGAGACAGGGACGGCAAGTTCCGGTTCTTCGTGGGACGCGACAAGGTCTATCCACCTCCTGGCTGGGAAGATCAGATCACTGGTGTGCTGAACCCCCGCACGGTGTGGTTCCGGGTGTTCACGAGCGCAAGCCCCACTGGCATCGAGCCGAACGGCGACGACATCATCGTCGATCCCGAGACCGCAACGCAGGACCCCACCTCCCTTGAAGTCGAAGGCGACTTCATGGACCCGAACCTGCTTCGGTTCTACTCGGATCAGCAACGCCCGCTGATCAAGAACGACATCGACGACTGGGTTCTCGTAGGCATCCAGCGTCCGAAGATCACTCTGGGCTTTCCGCCCTTCCCGAGGCTGAAGGCTCTTGGCGACTTCCGTCAGATGGGGGAGAACCATAGGTTCTCGCGCATCTTCCCCCAGGCAACCCTCGTCTTCACCACGACGTACCCGGGATTGAAAGCCGACGCGCTGACCGGCGATCCTGGTGTGTACGCCTTCAGCAAGATGTTGGAGCCTCCGTCGCTGTTCAAGGGGGAAGGCGCGGTGTTCGGCAGCACCTTCCGCAGCCCCATCGGCTCGCTCAGCAACCCAGCTCTCGGAACCATCGTCAACACGACGGATGCTGAGATCAGAGCCCGTCGCGCTAGGGCTCGCATCTGGGCCTACAGTCCAACAGGCTTCCCGGACATCGAGCCTCTCACGGAAGACCTTCCCACGGTCATCGCCACACCCCTCTTCCTGAAGGACTTCCCGGTGAACCCAGATACGGGCTTGCCGGACCCCTCGAAGTTCATCTCGGAAGGCGGGACCCTCGCGGACTTGCTGACGGGTGACGCGGAGTTCTCGACCCCGCCGTTCAAGCCGCTCGATCGGAAAGAGAACCTGCTTCCTCAGGTGGCGTTCGGCCGCCCCGATGGCAGCACCTTCGCTGTGGGCAACGCCCAGAAAACCATCGGGACGGGTCTCTTTGGGGGCCTCTTCGACATTGACCCTTCCTACGGCGGCATCTTCGTGGGGGCTGTCTACCAGGGCTGCTTGATCACATTCGTTGATGACGACGGGAACGACATCGAGTCCGGCAATGATCTGCTAGCTCTCGGGGCAGGCGAGCTGGAAGGCTCCCCCGTGGAGCTGTTCAAGGGCGACACCATCTACGTGACGCCTCCCGGTGCGCTCGACACATCGGATGCCAACGACACCCCTACTGTCGAAGAGCAGCAAGAGGCGAATGAGTCCCTGCCGATCTACCGGCGCGGGTTTGATGTGGGCATCAACAAGAACTCGGGTGAGTTCCGCGACCTCTCTCTCCCAAGCTGGAAGGACCCCTCACCCTTTGGGTTGAAGGAGCTGCTGGGTCAAAACGGTCCATCTCCGCTCTCAACCATCGAAGCGGATGTGGAGTTCGTGAACAACCAGCGCACTCCACATGAGTTCCCTGCGCTTCGAGGCGAGATCGTCAACGACTCGGGGGACTACGGCATCCCGTACCTGGACATCGGAGGGACGACCGAACTGGAGCGCCTCGGCTCGGTGCAGTCAGTCGTCACCAGCATTCTCACCACAGACAGTCCGACCCCGCAGTCGGTCTATCCGCAAGAGATCGTCGGCACCGACGGGACCGTGATCTCGCCCTCTGGGCTTGGGGGACCGCCCGCAGCGACCCTTCTCACAGGAATTGATCTGGAGCCTACGGGCGGTGCGTACACACCCAACTCAGGGGTGGGCGACGCTCGTCGCTACGACGTGTTGATGGTCGAGGTTCCTTCAAGCGGTGGGCTCCCAGCCAGCTCCCAAGGCATCCTCTCTATTGGCGAGGTCGACAGCACCTTGGGCCATATCGAACCACCTCGCTTCCCAGCAGCCACCCAGTTGGGCGACCGGTTCCGCTACATCTTCGTGAACGCGATGACCCACCTTGATCCCACCGGCGCATCGGGTGCCGTAGTGGAGGAGGTCGCAGGCACCACCACAGAGATCGACATCTCCAGTGTTGGCGGGTTGATCTTTGATGACGGCACGGCCACCACATCTGGGGGTCTCAATGACATCGTGGACGGCACGAGTTTCCCCTTCCCGAACGAGAACCGCATCTTCATCCAGTTCTTCGATCCAGGCACGGGGTTGTTGGTGGAGACCATCACCATCGCGGGAGCCACGGCCGCTGGGACGCTTGGGGTTGCGCCCATCGGAAGCACGGTCAAGTTCGACGACAAGAAGATCAGCATCCCTGCTGTCGGGTTCGTCGACTTCACCGCGCTGGGCACGGCCGCACCGGGGCCCACAGTCCCTTACAACATCGCCATCACTGTGGACACGTGGGTCGGTGGGATCGCCTCCGCAGGCAGCGACACAGGGCACATCCTCGAAGACCGTCTGACCTTCCAAGAGAGCTACGACTTGAGCACCGTGTTGCCACGCGGCACCACCACGGTGGGGGCAGTTCCTGTAGATGGAGGTCTGTTCGTTCGACGGGTGACGTGCTCGGGCAACGACGACTGCGATGTGAACGACTCCACGAACATCAACAACCTTCTCCCGCTCACGTTCCTTCCGCGAGATGCGACCACAGGGGTCGTAGGCACCTTTGGTCCTTCCGGTGGACCTCCGTTCACCGAGGGTCGGGTCAAGGCGATGGCGTTCGAGGGCTACGGAAACACGGCTCTCACCACCTCCGCACCGGTGACATTCTCGGCCATCCCGTCTTCGGACGAAGGCGAGGCAGGGTCCATTCTGAGTGGGGACGGGTCAGCGCTCGACGGCACCGAGGCGCTCCTCGATGTCACAGCCGGCACAGGCGCTCTCACCAATGTCGAAGCGGGCGACGTGGCTTATGTCACAGCAGCTGCTTCAGGCTCTGGCGGCGTCAAGCAGGGCACGTATCTTGTGCGGCACTCGGTGCCCGAAGCTGGGTCCACTCAAGGCGCGAACACGTCGTCTCCCGTGGCCACTGCTCCAAGCTCTGCTGGGTGGGTTCAGATCGAGTTCCCAGTTGTGGTGTCGTCGAACGTTGGGGGAGGTGCTCCCCGTGAGATCACCATCAGCAGCGTGGATGGTCCGGGTCCAGGCGGGTTCGCGTGGGCTCCTTCGGGAAGGCTCTATGTCATCCCCAACATCTCGGACCCAACGACGGTCATCAGTGTGGCCTACACGAGCTTCACACCTGCGGGTGTGTTCACAATCACTGGTGGGTCAGGTCTGACGGCTGACGGCACGCTCGTCACGAACAACGACTTCGACACAGCAGCGCTCGCCGGGTTGAGAGTCTCGGGCTTCGCCTACCTCCCCGTGGGAGGCTTTGCTGCCCCGCTCCCAGACAACAACACTGTGTCCTTCGGCAATGGGGAGACGACTGCCGGTGGTCTCCGCGAGCTGACCCTCAGCAACCCGAGCTTCTACAGTCCCCAGGATGTGACGAGTGGCGCTCGCGCCCAAACGTTCTCCTACTCAAGCGGCAGCACCCTCGCCAACGGGGCGGACACTGTCGATGTGGTGGTTGCTGCGAAGACGCCCAGCACGACATTCCTTCCGGACCCCACCGAGATCATCTACGACAACGTGGCTGACTACATGGACATCAGCTCGATCACAGCGACGGTGTGGGACAACGTCCACACAGACGGGACGGGCGACACCTCGGATGTGGCCTGCGTGCTGCCCGGAGACAAGTTCACGGCGTCCAGTTTGGTGCTTGCCAACGGCACGGCAGATCCGTCCGGGGTCGCGGGCTACCAAGCCCTCGCGGGTGTCTTCCTTGAGCCTTCCTGGCCGCTCACGTGTCTCGACCTTGCCACGGGTGGTGTGAAGGTCGTGGACTCCTCTACGGGCCTCTCAGCAAACGAAGTCGGTATGCGTGACACGAGCACGTTCTACCAGTCCCCGAACCAAGAGGAGGTGGAGGACGGCACCGAGACGGACGGTCTCATTGCCATCTGGAAGACTTCGGGTGCAGTGCTGGGTGAAGGGACCCTCGACCTCCCAGAGAACCCCATCACCCCAGGCTCGCTCACGATCTCATGGACGAGCGGTGCCGCGACTGTGGCCATGACGGACGATGGCGCGGGTGGCTTCGCAGGCTCCGGAACGCCGGGCAGCTCGACGGTCGACTACTTCACGCGTGAGCTGGTCATCAACACGACTGGCGATGTCCCTGACGCCGGCACCACCATCGAGGCCCTCTACACGGCGAGCGGAGAGCGGGTCACCTTCCAGGTTCGCAGGATCCGTCGTTTCAGGGAGCTTCTCGACGGCATTGGCAACAACCTCGAACCCTTGCGCTTCGCCTACGAAACTCGTCGCGCGGAGGTAGGCGGCTACACCCCCGCCACCCGGCTCCTTGAGTTGGACACCGCCACTTTCGGCACGGCGACTCAACTTGGAGATCTCAACAGCGAGGATGTGAACATCAACGCAGGAGACGATGTCCTCTTGCTGGATGCGAGCGGAAACGAGGTCGATCGTGCCCGTGTTGGCCTGCTTCTGAACGCCACCGACATCTTGCTCACCAAGCCCGGCTTCACCCAACCGGTTTCGGTTGGCGACAAGCTCTACATCTACCTTCGCACAGCACCTGTTCCCCATGAACAGAGCAACGAAGAGTTGTTGGGCTTGATCACCGAGACCAAGGTGTTCAGCTCAACGGCCAACCCTGTGGCAGACACGGGGGGTCGAGCGGGCACGGTCAACGTACTCTCCGACAATGGCGTGAACTTGACCTCGATTGGCGCTCAGGTGGGCGACATCGTCATCATCGATCCTGCGGGTGAGCTGTCCGGTCCAACGGGCCAGACCAGTCCGCCAGAGGATGGTGTGCGGCCCTTCGGAGACACTGGCGTTCCGGCCCGAGCCGAGCATGTTGCCCGGCCTGTTTCTGATCTGGACGACAACCGAGGCTACTACCGAATCACAGCGCTGGGCCCCGCAGCTGACGCAGCGGGTCTTGAGCTGAACGGGGAGTCCACGTTCAGTGGTCCTGACAGCTCGACGAACGTAGTGTTCGGCGCGAGTGGTCAGGAATTTGCGGTCTATCCGACGGTGTCCACAGGTCCTGGTGGGCCCGAAGGTCAGATGGACCTGAGAGTCACCCAGGTTGCAGACGGGTCCAACTCGTACCAAGACGGCACGTTCAAGAGCATCGAGCCTTTCAGCTACCGGATCATCCGGCCCTCTGGCATCTTCAGCGACGAGACCATCGATCTCGTGTTGATGCACCGTGAACGCATCCTCTCTTGGATTGAGGAGATCACCGGTCCATCCGACGGGACGAAGCAGGGCGACTACTTCGTGTTCCAGCGTGACGACCACATCACGGACCTACCCTCCAGCGCGACAGACGGTCTCGGTGTGCCGAGCAACGAGGCGTTGACCACGCTTTCGGGTGAGGTTGATGTTGCGCCCTTCTTGAACACCTCGGACTGCCTGTCCGTTCTCGACCGTCGCTTCTGGATCCTCGACACGCGGCTCGACACCACTCGCCCTCCCAACATCACGACCGGCCCCCCATACTCGTCTTTCGAGGAGGATGCTTTGGGAGAGGGTCTCAGTCCAGGTTCGGGCCGCCCAGTGTTGCCTGACCGTGTGGATGACGTGCTGGACCGCACAGACAGGCTGCGTGGTCTTCGCTTCGCCTGGATCCGCTTCCGCTCCGACAAGATCAACGGCACGCTCCCGGCCATCGCTCGGTTCGACGCCGAGCTGCCCCGCCTTCTGCAAGAGCAAGAGGACCTGCTGCGTCTTCAGGAGGGCCTCGGTGACGCCTAATCCGCCTATCGAACCGCTTTGTACAGGGAGCAGGTGATGTCCGAGACCATTCATGACATCGACGAGATCAAGCGCGTCCTCCGAGGACTAGGCGTCCCTGTGAACGGGAAGTGGGAGGAGTCGGAAGAGCGCAAGGTCGAGTCGCCTCTGTTGGAGCGTCAGCGCTCCATGCTGGAGAAGGCCAAGGGCCTGTTGGAACACCAGCTGGAGCAGGATCAGCGGACCGTGGCGAAGCTGCATGCCGATGTGGCACGGCTGAAGCACGGCGGGGGGAGCTAGGTGGCACAGTGGGGAAACATCCAGATCGGCGTCCCAGATGCCGTCGTCGATCTGGCCGAGATCATCGAGTCGTTCGCTCAGGCGCTGTTGAAGATTCTCAACATTGCTCTGAAGATCCTCCAGATCGTCAAGGCTTTCCTGGTGGGGTTCCTGAACCCTCTGGCCGCCATCATCGAAGCGATCATCGACGAGATCGAATCATTCCTCGAAGACATCCGACAGCTCGGCATCTACATCTCGGGAGACCTCAACCCACAGTGGCCCTTCGACGAGCTGCTTGGAGGGTTTCAGGCATACGAGCGTCGTATGGTTGGCCGTCTCACCGACCGAAGTGATCCAACGCGGCCGGCCTTCAGCTCCAACAGCTCTGTCATCGCAGTGTTCTTGTACGTCTCGGTGGACCCCACTGCCATCGCTACCCTGATCGTTTTGATCCACCGGATCATGAAGTTCTTTGGCCAGGACGGGGACATCAAGCAGTTCAGCGTCCCTGTCGGGCTCGAAGTGGTCTATGGGGCTGAGAACGATGCGATCACCAAGTTCGGGGGCCTGAAGCCTGCGTTCAACACTGGTGGGCTGGTTCAAGACACAGCCTTGGTCCGCTGGAACATGGCTCCGCCCGCCAAGGCGTCACCCATCGAGTGGCCTCTACCAGCACCCTACGGGTTCTTGGTGGAGGTATCTACGATCAAGGACGGGTTGCTCCTGGCTTGGGAAGCTCCCACTGCCAACGCAGAGAACGAGGAGGGCGGACAAACTCGCGCCTTTGGCCTCACGGTGGACAACCGAGGTCGCCCCTTTCGTTTCTACGGCGGCCATGACCAGATCGACACCAACGGTGTGTCGCTCGGTGGGGACGATGCGATCGAGGGCAACAAGGAGCTGAAGGCTGGGGCAGCACGCTTGGTGGCGATGCGGGACGTGAACGACCCTGCTCCCATCCCTGTCGACAAGCTGAAGAGTGGGAACAGGTACCTTCTCCAGAAGACCTTCTTTGTGCAGACGGGTGGGAGTGCAGGCGCTCTGATGCGCAACGTCGCTCAAGGGTTCAGCATCCGCATCCCACAAGAGGAGATGCCCTACGAGGCGGACTTCGAGGTTCAGAGCAGTGGGAAAGTCACAGCTCGGGTGGGGGAGCAGGCGACCACCGCTTTTGTGCGCGTGGCAGCGGTCTCGCCCAATGTCACTGATGCCAGCACCTACAAGTGGACCATCACCGAACAAGTGATCACGTCCTCCAGTCAAGCGGGGAAGGCTGTTCCCATGACGGTGGAAGGCAACCCCCTGAACTACCAGGACCGGGGCCCCGCCTCATCTCCCGTAGAGATCTCGTTCCCGAGTGCCTCCACCTCGCAGTTCCTCGACACGGTCACAGCTGCTTTGGCCGTAGTTGTGCTCTCTCGCGCTGACTTGACCTTGGGCCCCGTGGGCGCGGGTGAGGAGGATGGGGCTGACAACGAGGCGGCCCTCGCGGAACTGAACGAGGAGATCGAATCTGCTCAGCGCATCGTGACGGCACGCTCACAAGCCTTGGTGGGTGTCAGTGGGCTGACGCCACAGGACTTGGGCACGACGGGAGAAGACCTCGTCATCGCTGGCAGGACCACTCAGGAAAAGCTGGACAACCTTCACGACGCCCAAGATGATCTGTTCGCCTTGATCCAAAAGAGGGACCGCAAGTTTCCTCTGGTGGTGGAGACCCCCACGGGACTTGAGGACATCGCGAGGTTCGTCGTCCCCATGGTTGTCGGTCGCAACCCGGCCAAGTTCTACCGGCGTGACCGCCTCGCCCCCGCCAAGTTTCGCAGAGCGGTCCTACGCCGCTGCCGCAGTGTGGCCAACCAGCTCTACCGACGTAGCGGCAACATGGGTCCGACCATCGAGGAGTTGGTGGTCACAAACGGCGCGGTCCTTACCGGCGAGAGCGCGTTCAAGTGGAGCGACTACGACATCCGGCTGCCGGACTTGACCATCTTGGAGTCCCTCGACACGACGACATTCCTGGGAGCGTCTCCCAAGCAAGGTGTCGCGCTCAACCCCTTCGCTCTGGCTGTTGATCCCACGAACCTGATGGAGCGCTTTTCGGAGCCGGGTGGCGTCACGTTGTCACGGCCCCCGGGTTTCCGCACACGTCCCGGTGCGAACACCTCTGTCTTCATCGAGGGCGATGGTTCAGCGGACCGCTCTCCGGTTGTGTACCACCGCTCGGGCGAGAACGTGGAGCCCATCTACTTCACTCGCAACGTGTTCCACGAGTACAACAGTGGGGAAGTGCTGTCGGCAGCCCAGGTTGTGCTCGGCATCGCTGCGGCTCCCCTGACGCTCAACCGCCCTCCGGGTGGGGAAGGGGGTTGGATCGCCATCCGCTTGCTCCCGCAAGGGCTTCCTCCGATTGAAGCGTTCCTTGACACCATCGTGGACTGGCTAAACTCGATCAAGGCCGGCATCGACAGCATCGTGGATGTCATCCTTCGCTACATCGAGTTCATCGAGGCGCGCATCCTTGAGGTCCAGGCGATCATCAACCGGATCGTCAACCTATTGGGCCAACTCACCGCTCTCCAAGTTCCAGCAGCATCTGGCGTGGTGACGGTCGCCAATGGTACAGACGGCATCCTCAGTGAGCTGATCACTGCTGAAAACAAGCCTTCAGATGCTCCCTCTGCATACGGCGGTGGTGTGGTCATCCTGTCTGGCGGACTCAACTCCTCGCTTACGGCATTGCTGCAAGCGTTCTTCGCGGCGGGGTGAGCAGTGTCTTTTGGTTGGCTGGGCACATTTCGTCAGGGTTCGTGGAGAGCTTTCCGTAAGTTCATCCTCGAAGAGCGTCGCGACATCGAAGCTCGTATTGCGGTCATCGAGGCAGAGCTGTCCCGGATCGGCAAGGTCACGGTGACCTACGCTCGTGAGGTGGTAGCGGATGCGGGCAACCAGACGACCACCGAACAGCGCACTGGCATCTTCGTCCCCCAAGGCACCTCCCTGGAGAAGCTGATGATGGCCTATGTGGCCATGGGCGGGAACCCGTTCGACATCAGCTTGTTCTTGACTCCAGATGCCACCGTCGTGTTCACCAACACTGATGGGAACCAGCAGGAGCGGGGGAGCCAGCCAGGGGAGGGTGTGATCAGTCCTCAAGATGGTGTCTACAGCATCGGTGCCACCTATGAGGGCGGCTTCCTGAACATCAAGAAGTACATCCCTGCCCGTACCGGTGGGCGCATCACGCTCGAAGACCAGCGGGTGGCCGGGCAGGTCCTGCAAGCTCGAAGGCCGCATAACCAAGCCATCCGGTACAAGCGCAACGACTTGGAGTGGCGGGTCATCAAGCTCTGCGACCTCCGGGAGCAGCTCTTGCTTGAGCTGGAGGAGCTGACCTTGTCCGCCTCCGGAGAGGTCACTGCCTCAGCCTCCAGGGACGAGAGCCAGTACGAGAATGTTCTTGGTGTGGCGGGGATCATCGCCGCGATCGATCGCGTCTTCTACACCACTTCCGACAACGGCAGTGCTGACTACTCCACCCCCAACGAAGATGCGTTGCGAGACTTCGTCAGTCTGCTCGACGACATCAGCCCGGATGAGGACAACACAGCACTCTGACCCGGTGTCGAGCCTATAGCTCGGGGTGGGTAGGTCAATGGAGGAACAGCATGGTGAACACACTCCGCAGTCGCATCAGAAAGGCGGCCATTCAGAACCCGGAGCTGCGTCCCAGCCTCGTCCCTCTGTTGAAGCAGGGGAGAGGTAGCCAGGACGAGCTTGGTTGGGCTGCTTCAGAGATTGAGGGGGCCGCTGAGGCAGCCGACCTGATCGTCAAGCTCTCGAAGCTGCCCGCCAAGTTGAGGAGAATCCGCTGAGCATTGAGTACCAGCTCGCGTTCCCTTGCCCACACATGACGATCGAGGAGTCGGTCATCTTGGGTGCGGACCGTCGAACTCTGCCTACCCGACAGCCGGTGGCGGCGAGTGGGTCCGTACGCATCCAAGTTGTGTCGGCGAGCGGGTCGAGGCGAGTGCGGTCTTCCGATGATCTGGTGCTTGATCCTGAGGACTCCTTCTACATCCCTAGCTCGGGGCTCCTGTCGGTCGCGCAGGTGACAGGCTCGGTGAGCGGGCCTTTTGATCTCGTCGACTGCAAAGGGTTGGAGCTGACCGTTCGGAGCAGCGAAGAGACGGTGACGGTGACGCTTCCATCGTCGAGAGCGGTTCCCGCCAAGACGGTTGTTGAGCTGTTCCAGCCTCTGACGAACAGCATCTTGGTGGAGAACATCAAGGGACACATTGTCTTCAGCGATGTGGCTACGGTGGGCCAGTCCTCCCGCATCAAGGTGTCGGGGTCAGCTGCCGAAGCGCTGGGGTTCACGTTTCAATCGGGTGCTCGCGGCGCAACCGTGTTCCCTCCCTGGGTGCTGGAGAAGCGAGAGGGCACGATCACCAACCGCTACCCCCGCTTCGTCTCTTCGGTGAAGCAGGCGGCCAACTTCCGTGTCGCCTACACCGCTCCCGTTGAACGATGTCTGCGTTGCGGCGCGACGTTCGTGGAGAACGACTACCGCTTCGACATCCGGGGCGACCCGCTGATCATCGAGAACGAGAACCTGCTGTATCAGGCAGCGTTGAAGATCTTGCTGACAGGGAAGGGGTCCAACCCCTTCCATCCGTTCTACGGCACCTCATTGAAGTCTCGGATCGGCGCGAAAGCCATTGGCTTGGTCACGACGCTGATCAACGAAGATGTACGTCTCGGGCTGCGCAACATGCAGCAGCTCCAGACCCAGCAGGCCCGGTTTCAACGAGTCACCGCCAAAGAGCGTTTGGTCTCGGTACTCTCGGTCAATGTCTCTCCGCACGAGCAAGACCCTTCTGCGTTCCTTGTGGATGTGGTGGTGTCAAACGGCTCGGGCGAACCCATCAGCCTCAACATCGTGTTCACCGTGCCGGGGGCCATCGCGCTCGCGGGATCAAATGGGTTGTCACTCGGCCTGGACACGACTGGTCTCACGACGGCTCAAGCCCGTCGTTTCCTCGGATAGTAGGTCATGGCGAACCCTCCAAAGGTTGTAGGTCCCGATGGTGTCTCTCGGGTGGAGTTCGTCTTCTCGACGACGCTCACATCCCGGTTCTTCTCGGGCACCACCGATCCAGACACTGTAGACATGCAGGTCAGCATTCGGGGAGGTGCGTTCACCAATGAGCCGGATCTGATCGCCTTTGAGGGCACGTCTTGGACGCTCCCCAACTCGACGGCGTTCCCGGACGGGCTCGACTTGCAGCCGGGCAAGAATGAGATCTTTGTTCGCTCCGTCTCCAGCTCCGGCGCGGTGTCAACCCCTGCCCGCATCGAGGTACGTGTCATCCGAGATGGGGACTTCACGCTGGTGGCAGCGCCGCCAACGGAGATCGAAGTCGAGCGCCTGGACAATCAGGTCGACATCAAGGTGACGGACATCGACGATCCAACCCTGGTGGGGTTCAACTTCTACGCGAGCCAATTCGCGGGGGGTGGCATCACTGGCTACAGGCGGATCAACATCGAGACGGTCATCGACAGCTCAATCGTCACCGAGGACGCTGACCTCGCCCAAATTGAGCAGAGCGTGAACATCGCTACGAACGGCTTCGGTGATCCCGCAGCCGACCCTCTTTTCGTGAAGATCAGTCAGACTCAGGTGGGCATCGACGACACTGAGGTCCAAGAAGACTTCGTGGAGCGCATCGAGGTTCCAGAGTTCGTCACGCAGGTCACGACTTCCCTCGTGGTCAAGCAGGTGAGGCAGTTCGACCAATATTCCTTCCGCCATGACCGTGCAGGAGGCCCGAACTCCACCCCCGCCACCGTCTCGATCGGTGCCTTCGCTTCGATCGCCGCCACTGAGCCGCTCTACTACGTCGTGTCGGCGATCTACTACGACAGTGTCAACCTCGTGGAGACCGAGTCGAGCTTCTCGATCGAGGTCGTGGGCTCTCCTCTGACGGTGTCGACCAACGTCGGAAACTTCCCCGTCCTGTCGCGGCAGCAGATCGTCAAGGACTACATGGCCTCGGTCTTCCGGTCGAGCCCTACGGTGAAGATGGAAGCCGGGTCGGTGCTTCGGGACACGGTGATTGACCCCTTCTCCAACGAAGCCCAGCGCATCCGGTTCATCGTCGACTTCATGCACCGGGCCCAGAGCTTCTCTTCGCTCAACTCCCTCGATGACCCCCAGAACACTGGCAACAGCGTTGCGGTCAGCCTCTCGGTCTACAAGACTGGCCTGAAGCGCGCTTTCGGGTTTGGCAGGGATGCGGAGACGCAGGCCCTCGTGGACCGGGCGTACGAGCAGCTCGCCAGCAACTTCCACATCTTCCGGACCCCAGGCAGGTTCTCTCGGGGCGAGGTCACGTTCTTCACGACCGTGCTTCCCACTCGGTCGATCCCAATCCCGCTTGGCACCTTGATAGCCTCTGGCTCAGTGCAGTTCAGGACCACGTCTGCTTCAGAACTTCCGCTGAACAACATCGCGTCCTTCCGGGACCCCACAACAGGTCGGTTCCTCGTCCGCATCCCTGTGCAGGCCGTCAACTCTGGCGAGTCCGGCAACGTGGGTGTGGGTCAGGTTCGCCGCATCGTCAGCTCTATTCCTGGGCTGTCCGTCACCAATGAGTCCGCCATGTTCGGGGGGACTCAGACCGAGACCAACCGGCAGCTCGCAGAGCGCGCACAGAATGCCGTGGCGGGCGTCGACAGCGGAACAGCGCGTGGGTACCTCCAAACGGTCGCGGCCGTCCCAGGGGTCATTCAGGGCAATGTAGTGGGTGCTCTCGACCCTCTGATGCAGAGAGACTGGGATGCGGCAGACAAGCAGCATCGAGGCGGCAAGGTTGATGTGTGGATCCAGGGCAACAGCATCGCCACGGTCACCGACACCTTTGCGTTCAGCTTCGATGTCGCCAAGGACATCCAGTTCGAGTTGATCTCCGATCCCGTTGATCTGGAGTTCCGCGCGGTGGACAACCTTCTATCCGAGGGCAACCCCATCGTTCAGATGCTGGACAGTGCGACGGCGGGGTTCGCTTTCCGCAACGCCACCACCGGCGAGGACTTCGACCTCACAGGTGTGTTGATCACGGGGTTCAACACCATCAAGCTCGACACGAACTTGCTCCAGCCGGCGGTGTCTCTGACCGACGTGGTGTTGGGCGACTACCGCCGCCGGTCTACCAACCGCTTCGTGCTCCCTCGTCAGCCGGTGCGCGAGATCACGGCAGTTACGGGGTCGGTGTCTGGAACCCTCCCTGCGGCGGCCTTCCTGCTCTTCCACCCCTCGTCCCCTCTGGGTCAAGGTCGCTCGTCCTTGGCCGGTGACTACGTCCAGATCACTTCGGTGACGAACGCAGCTACAGGTGTGACGGTTCCATCAGGAGAGTCCATCCCCATCTCGAACGAGCCGCACGTCATGATCGGTGAGTTCGCGGAGTCGCTCGACAACCTGGGGGTCAACTTCTTGAGCATCGTGGTGCTCAACTCGGACCGCTCGGTCACCTACCGAGGCCCCAACGATCCCAGTGGTGTGTCCGACTACACCATCTCCCAAGGGGATGAGACCACTCCCACAACCATCCAGAGGGTTGCAGGCACGGCCATCTCCTCAGGCGAGTCTGTGTTGGTGGACTACGAGCACGATGAGAACTTCGTGGTGCAGTACACAACCAACCTCGTGGTCTCCACCGCCCAGGACGAGCTGAATGAGATGAAGCACCTGACGGCGGATGTGCTTGCGAAGGATGGTGTTGATGTCCCCGTGGACATTGCCGCCACCATCGTACTCAACCGAGGCTCGGTGCAGTCCACGGTGGACACGGCCGTCAGAACCAATCTGACCAACCTGTTCGCAGCCATCCGCCTTGGCGTACCTCTGCGCAAGAGCGACATCATCTCCGCCATCGACAAGACTTTTGGTGTCTCCTACGTGGTGACCCCTCTCACCAAGATGGTCCGTCAGGCTGGCAGTCAGGTGGTCCGTGAGGTGTTGGTCACTGGGCAACAGGGTGACTCCACCTACTTGTCGGCCCTCTCGACCCAGACGGTCTCGACATGGTTGATCGAAGATCAGCTCAAGGCGGCGACGGACAACAACGGCGGTCCTCCCAACGAGTTCCGGAGCGTGTTCGAGGACGACTCCACTTTGGAGCTGCGTGCGCTGCCGATCTCGACGGTGGGCCTCACGACAGGGCTCTCCTTCATCATCGGCTCTGAGGGGCTGGTCATCAACGGCCTCACCGACGACGCCACGCTTACAGCAGCTGGCTTCGACACGGCTGCCGAGCGCGAGGCGGAACGTCAGAACCTGACTGCAAACCGTATCCTTGTGACGACTGACGTGTCCGACTCCCCGACGAATCGCGACTACGCCGCCACGTACATCTCTGCGGATGAGACGGCCGCCAAGAACCTGAGCCCAAGTGATGCCGAGTACCTCGTCATCGGCACCCTGGACTTCACCTACGACGAGGACCGGTAGCCGTGGCGGGAAGCAACAACAGCGACGATCCAAACGCGCCTGACGAGATCGTCAGTCCCTACCCGGACTCCGTCAGCCAAAACCCTGCCCCCTTCCCTCTACAAGGGCAGGACTTCAACACGCAGTTCCAGACGCTCGTGAACAAGATCATGGTCACGTTCATGGCGGTGTTGCCGGACAACTACGTCTCCCAGGTCAACGGCCCGTTCTACACGCTCCAGTTCCAAGCCATCGCGGAGGCGCTTGCTCAGATCCAGCTCACGGCCCAACAGATCACCTTGGACTTCGACCACGACTTCACCCGGTCAGAGTTCTTGTTTCCGATCATCGCGTCCCTGGTGTTTCCCGACTCGGAGGAAGAGGGGCTTCCGGTCATCGACGGCGACACGACCTACCGGTGCTTCCTTCAGACCATGGTCCGGCTGCTCCTACTTGGAGCCAAGAAGGATGCCGTTCAAGAGGGCATTGAGGCCATCTCGGGTCTCGAAGTGTCGATCATCGAGCGCTACCTTGCCTCTCGTGATCCTGCTTCTGCCTACACCATCGACGACCAGTTCATCTTCGAGATCTTCGTCGAGCAAAACGGAGGGACCTCTTTTCCGGGCGACCCCTTCGTCACCCAGAACAACGTCCGGTTGGTCCTCGAAGCGCTGAAGCCTGCGCACACCCTGTACGAGTACAGCCACCTCTTCCGCGATGCGTTTGGGGACATCTTTGATGACGCCGCCGACGATGCGATGGTGTGGGAGCTGGAGGCGTACTACTACGACGACCTTCGGAAGTTCTGCTACGGCGCGAAGGAGATCAACGGGGCTACAGGCAGCACGTTGTCGGGGCGCTACTTGCTCTCTGATCCAGCTCGTAGCTTCGAGTCCATCCCTGTTGGTGCGACCGTCACGATCGACACAGGCAGCAACGCCGGGCTCTACCGAGTGGTCGAGGTCCTTCAGTTTCCCGTGTCTGTAGACACCACGGCACGGGCGTACACGACCACTCCCTCGGGGCTGGCAGGTTCAGCGACCGTGTCGAGCGGTGGTGTGCTCACAGACGCTTCCCAGGACTGGTCTCTCGCTGCTGAGGGGGAAGTGCTCACCTTCGTAGAAGGGTCGAATGCGGGGAGCTACCGTCTCGAAGACGTGCTCGGTCCAAATGGGGGACCTCTCACCCAGAATCCAGGCTCGGGAACTGAGGTGCGCGTCGCGCCGTCTATTCTCCGCGTTCAGCCAAGGATGATCGAGGTCGCCACTGGCCAGACGTACACGGTAACAGTCGATCGTCTGGGTGTTCGGGAGTACAAAACACGAGTCGCCGAAGACGTTTCCAACCAGTTCTACCTGTGAGGGAACATGCGGATCAGTTTGAACGACGAGTGGGTCGAGGTCGATCGGGCGCTCATCAGCTATGACCGTCTTTTGGAGCTGGCCCAGGTGACTGTAGGGCCCTCCTGCCGGCCCTCCATCACGTATCTGTTCCGCCGGTCGGATCCTGTAGGAGGCACCCTTCTACCTGGAGACATGTTGCCCCTCGTCGAGGGAATGGTGATCAAGGTCACCCTCGAATCGAGCTAGAACAGCACGTCTTCGCTGTAGCCGTTCCGCAGTTCCACCACTTCTCCGTCGAGCAGCTCCATCCATGTGGACAGGCGGGGGAAGAGCGTCTTGGGGACCGTGTCGAAGGGCTGGGTCATGCAAACCCAGCTTCCTTCTGGGCGGAGGACCACACCGATGGTCAGGACTTGTCCGTACCCACAGGCGGAGCCCGCGAGGCCGATGTCCCGGTGTAGGACGGTGTGTGCGTCTCCGAGGAGGAACGTCCCGTCGCCCGTCAGTGCGAACCGCATCACTTCGGCGAAGGGGTCGGACAGACGGGCACCTTCTACGATGACCACTGTGGGCGGCTCGATGCCAAGGTTCCACCGGTTCTGGACCGTTGGGGTGGGCAAGCGCCAGCTCGCTTTGATCTCGTGCATCTTCATGCGGGCATCCATGTTGGGAGGTTCACAGCTGTGCTTGCACAACGGTGACGCATTGGCTCCACGCGGCCTGGGGGTCCGTGTTCGGAGGGGCTTGGTTGGTGCAGTCCGTGACGGCTAGCAGAAACTCTTCGCGGGGCTGAACGTAGCCGAAGTACCAGCCGATGCCTGCGACAAGCAGGAGCGCGGCGATGCAGAGGAAGCCCAGGGTGTCGGTGTCCATCTTGGCGAGCGGGGTGCGGAGGTTGTTCATCAGGAGGGTCCTTGGAAGGAGGCGCGGAGTTCCGCGTAGTGGGGAGGGGGCTTGAGGCGATCTTCTTGGAGGAGCGGCCAGTTGCCGGCCATGTCGTCGATCAGGGACAGGTAGGTTTCTGTTTCGAGAACTCGTCCTCGAAGGTAGTGCCCGAGGAATTCCAGCCCTTTATACGCGCGGGTCTCTGGAACCAAACCCCCAATCCGATCATGGAAGGGGTGTTCTTCCGGAAGCCCACGGGGCCCTCCCCCTCCTTCAGTGTCCAGGTGAGGTCGACGACCTTGCCGTTGATGGCTGCCCAGGCATGGGCCACTGGCATGACTGCGCCCAAGGCGAAGCCTTCACAGTAGCGCAGCTCTCCGGACTCGTCGAAGAGCACCAGACGTGCCGCGTTGGCGAAGCATTGCCGGGGCTCGAAGCCCCAGTCGTCCCTCTGGTTCGCGGCGGCGATGGCATCCTCCAGAATGCGCAGCTCGTGGTCTGCCAGCGCTTCAGATCGGAAGAATTCCCCTTGGTCGAGAACGTAGTCCGAGACGGACAGGTACTTGGAGTCGTCCGGCACCGACGGGCTCATGGCGTATCGGGCGACCACAAGCTGACGTAGGTGCGTGTCGAGCTGTTCGTTCGAGGTAGTCATGCGGACCTTTGCTGGCGGACGAGTTCAAGCAGTGCTTCTGCGAGTGCGGCAGCTTCATCGAGTTCGAGTCGGACTTCGGTGTCCTCATCCCCAAACTCGCCCAAGGTGTGGAGCACGATCCGGACACCTTGGATGTCGGGGATGTAGTTGCCTAGACCTCTTCGGACGTTGTCGAGTCCCAGCTCGACGATCTCGCCACGAGTCTCGTCGAACTGAATGGAGAAGTCGTGGGCAGAGGGGAGTCCGATCAGCATGGCTAGACCTCGAATCCTTCGGGGAGGTAGGACGTGTAGACGGTGAAGTAGCGGTTGTTGGGGTCAGCCTTGGCCCACTGGACGCCCCAGGCGATGGCCTCTGCCTTGTTGAGGCCGCGCCGGGTTTGGGCGGCAGCTCCACCCCCGAGGTTGGTGGTCTTCTCGACGCACCAGCCGTAGATGTTGGTGGAGAGGCGGAACTCCCTGAGTCCGGAGCTGAAGTGGCGACGCTGCATGGAGCAGAGCATGTCGTCGCGCTGACGGGGGGTCATGAAGCCGCCCCTCTCTTTGATCTCAGCGCCCTTGCGGTCCTGGTCCGCACGAAGGGCGGCACGGTCGGAGCGGTAGCGCTCGTAGGCTTCGGCTCCCATCACAACCACCCGGTTGTATTCGGGGTGGGAAGGGTGCTCGATGAGCACGAAGTTGGCGGCGGTGAGGCCGGCGTTCTCGAACACGGCGAGCACTTCGGCATCGTTGGTCTTGGCGGCAGCTTCTTTGCAGAGGACAGGCATCATGAACTCCAGAGATCAGTAGTTGCTAGGAAGGAGCAGGGTGGTCGCGCTGCGGTCCCACTCGGTGATGATCCAGACCTTCTGGTCGTTGCTCATGTCGTAGACCGACAGGATGCGCCCCTCGGTCTTGACGGCTTGGTCGTTGACCGCATGGTCGTGGTCGTCGACATCGCCCCAATCGCCGCTGACGTGGCGGTCAAGAAGGGTTTTCGGCTCGACCCCGTGGCTTTCAAGAAGGGCCAGCGCGTCGGGGGTGCCAACAATTTTTCCGAGAGTGAACAGCATCGGTGTATCTCCTTACACCTGTACTACGCGCACCCGGATCAAACCAAACCCTAAAAGTCGAAGTCCAGGTCAAGTTTCTTTGTTTGGGCGATGGCCCTGCGAAGACTGGCTACGGTGTCTCGGTAGATCGGACGCAGCGCTTCGGGATCGTTTCGCAGCCGCATCAAGTGGGCAGGGTGGTGTATGCACACGACGGGGGCCTCGAAGCCGGTGCTGGGGTTTCGGTATGTCCAGAGGCGTCTCTGGAGCACTTCTTCTGAAAGTGCCGGACTTTGATCTGTCATCGCGTTGCCCGCCAGAGGTCCAAGGGCAACGATGAGGTCAGGTTTCACGACAGCGACTTGAGCGTGCAGGAAGGATGAGCAGGTGGCGATCTCCCCCGCCTCGGGATCACGGTTGCCTGGGGGGTGGCACTTCACGAGGTTGGTGATGTAGACCTCTTCGCGAGTGAGCCGGGCATGCTTGAGGATGTTGTTCAGATAGACGCCCGCACGACCCACAAAGGGACGCCCCAGCTGGTCTTCTTGTGCACCCGGACCCTCCCCAACGAAGAACACAGCTGCTTCAGCAGAGCCCTCTCCAAGCACAGCATGGGTGCGATGCTCATGGAGAGGACATCGAGTGCAGGAGGCGACCTTCTGGTCGTGTAGGAAGTCGAGTTGTTCATCTGGTGTCATGACTGCCCGTTACGCCGTTGGGCCACCAGATGAACCCTGCTGCGGTGGCCAGCCTATAGCCCGCCAGAGGTAGAGCCTTCCCTGTGAGGAGTTGATGGCGGCAATCATCCGGAGTTTCCGAAATGGGGTCACACCCCTTGACGGGGTGTCGCGAGACGACCTCGTTGAGGGCGATATTGTGCTCCTCACAGCAGTGGATGCGCACTCGACCTACAACTGGGTCATCGCGTTCGCGCCGGAGACCTCTGCGGCCACATTCAGCGGTTCTGCGACGGCAGCCTCGCCCGGCATGTTCATTGCCGATGTCGAAGGTCCCTACCTGATCAAGCTGACGGTGGACGCTGGAGAGGTCACTGAGGACACCCAGTTCGTCCGGCTCAGGTCCAAGACGGCGTTTGGGTCCCTCTGTCTGGTGGCGGCGGGAGAGCGTCGCGACGACTCAGGCATCATCCCTGTGGATGTCGATGTCGAGGGTTGGGCGAACGAGCAGAACTTCAACCTCGTCACTCTGAAGGACTTCGTGAAGCCCTTGGTGGCGAGCGGGAGGCTGCTCTATGTCGATGCCAACGATGGCACGAGCAACTACGCCGACCACTCCACCGTACAAGCGGCCATCACGGCGGCAAGCTTTGCGGGAGCCTCCGATTCAGAGCAGTGGGTCGTGGCTGTGCGTCCTGGCGTCTACGTCGAGGATGTGACTTTCGAGCCCTACATCCATGTCGTTGGGTGGCCGGGCAACATCGACGGTCGCAGTTCGGATGCGGTGATCCTCCGTACCGCCACAGCGACAGGGCACGAGGCTGCCATTCCCGCTGGCAGGGCCTTGGTCTCGGGCTTGAACCTGGAGAGCACGACCGTAGGCACCAACGCCGTCTTGCGGAAGACTGGCGTCGGCAGCCTGCGCATGCACCGGGTGCGCGTGGAGCAGCTCGGTGTCTCCCCCACTCAAGGTGCCGCAGTTGATCTTCAAGGTGGCTCGCTCCGTGTCGAAGACAGTGTGCTCCTCACCGACAGCTCGAACCCAGCAGACAGGGTAGCGTTCCTCCAGTCGGGGGTGTCGACCAGTTCGAGCTTCCTTCGCACCGACCTCAACGCACCCAGCCCTGTTGATCTGAACCCAGGTCTGGTGGTCACCCAATCAGCCATCTTCGATGCGTGTCAATTCGTGGGCCGGAACGCCTCCGGATGGGGCCTACGCAGCTCGGCGCAAGAACTCGAAGTGAGCCGCTCCACGTTTGATGTTCCTTCGGGAGCTTTGGGCAGCGCCGTTTGGATCCACCCGAGTGCAGGCGCTCTGGTCGGCAACATCAATGCGACGCTCCGCTTCACCTCGGTTGTGGGCAACATCAACTTCGACACGACGGGCGTGGCGGGCACGAGCACGTTGAACACCAGTGGCGTCGAGTACAACGCATTGGTGTTCCCCGGCACTGATCCGGACCTCAACGCACTGGCTCAGTCGAAGTCGCACTTCTACGACAACACCATCACTGGACTGATGGCGGAGAACGTACAGGACGCCATCGACGAGATCGCAGCCGTTGCCGCTGTCGCTCCGGTCGTCTACCACAAGAACATGCCGCGCGTGCCCAACGACACCGTGCGGTATCGGGGTTGGGCCCCGGTTGCGGCTGAGTTGATCTTCGTTCGCGTCTACATGCAGACGGTGAACACCCAAGGCAACTACACCCTGGCCGTCACCAACGAGGCGACCGGCAACACGGTGTTGAGCGCCGCGACGTTCGACATGAACAGCATCGTGGCGGGTGCTGTGACAGCGGTGCCGCTCTCTGGGTCTCTCCCAGATCTGACCTTCTCTGCGCAGGACAAGTGGACCGTAGAGCTGGTGTCGGATGATCTGAACTTCGACGGGGACGCCATCTACGTCTCCGTGGTGTTCAACACGGCGACTGGCGGCGGCCCTGTGACCGAGGACTGGGCCACTGTCCTTGTCGCGGGCAACATCTCTGGGGGCACCAACCCGGTCATCAGCTCGAATGACGCGATGATCTTCGAGGACAGCCCGGCAGCCCCGGTCTCCGTCTCGAACACCGGCCGGCTTCGCTACAACCAAGCGACCACGAGCTTCCAGACTTCGGTGGACGCGGGTCCTTGGGCGGACATCGGTACAGGGTCTGGAGGCGGTGGGTCGCCGTTCCTGATCAAAAACGTCCCGGTGTTGCCGAACAACACCTACAGGTTCGAGGGCTGGGTTCCGATCGGCGCAGTGGTGTCGGACATCTCTGTGCGCATGGATGTCCTCAACACCCAGGGCAACTACACGGCGATCTTCACGAACGAGACGACTGGCCAGACAATGCTGGTCGGAGCCTCGTACGACATGAACACCCTCGTCATGGGTGCGGTCACATCGCTCTCGTTGACGGGCACAGCAGCTGACCTGACCTTCAGCGCTGGGGACGAGTGGTCAGCCGAATTCATCTCTGATGATCTGTTGTTCGATGGCGACGGCATCTACTTCAGCATGTTGTTCGGCACCGAGGCCACCGTGACGGTCTCGGGTGCCCCACCCGATGATCACCAGCTTGAAGTGACGGTGTTCCCGGCGAACACGATCAACACGTTGTTCTTCCCGCCCTACGACTGTACCGTCACCGACATCAAGGTCTATGGGGAGGTGACGCCCACGACCGCAGGTGTCTACACGTTGGCCGTCGAGGAGGTCAGCAGCTCGAACAATCTGTTGGGTGCGGCTACGTTCGACCTGACGGGTCTCCCACCCACTACGTTGGTGTCTGCTGCCCTCACCGGTATTCCGGCGAACCTTCAGCTCACCGAGGGATCACCGGTCCAGCTCCAGTTCGTTTCGGACAATGCTGATCTGGTGGCGTCAGGTCTCTACGCCCAGATCATCTACATCGGCGGCTCGAACGACGACTCGCAGTTTGAGATGACGGTGTCAGCCTCCGACACCATCAACCATGTCTTCTTCGCTCCGTACGACATGCAAATCCTGGCCATCAAGATCTACGGACAGGTGACGCCTACAACCGCAGGTGCCTACACGCTGGCTGTGGAAGACATCGACGGTGCGAACAACTTGTTGGGGGCTCCCACGTTCGACATGACGAGTCTCACGGCGGCCACCCAAACCACCTTGGGCCTGACTGGGACTGGTCCGGACCTTCAAATCTCGGAGGGCACCCGCGTTCAGTTCCAGCTTGTCTCGGACACCGGTGATCTCGTGGCCTCTGGCATCTATGTCCAGATCATCTTCAGGAGTCAATGATGGCGACCTGCTCATCCAACCTCGATGGCAAAGCCAACGTCGGCCCAGGCGGCGGTGGTGGTGGCCCGGACACCTACACAGCCCCCAACGAATACTTCGTGGATCCAGGGCTCGGGGCTGACGCCACCAAGCGGCAGTATCAGACCATCGACGCGGCTCTTGCAGCGGGCACATCCGCATCCGATGACCCCATCGTCATCCGGTTGGCCGAAGGCAGCGACCATGATTGGAACGGCTCCAACTTGGCGGCGGCGGGGGTCGATGTGTACATCTATGCCGCGAACCCCTCAACCGACACGAGGATCGACTTCCAGAACCCCACGGTCCTGTCCCTGGACGGGAAGCTCTCGATCCGCAACGTGCGCTTCACCGGCACCTCGAACACCACCGTGGGAGTTTCGAGCCTTGCCCTAGATCACTGCTCTGGCTTCTGGTACGCCACGGTCGTGGACCCCCCAAGCCCGGTGTTCTCGGGGTGGGACTTTCGCTATTGCGACCTCACTTGCGAGATGGTGGTTGATGCGGGGCTGACCTCTGGAGGGTTGCGTTGAACAGTAGCGAGGAACTTAGTGAACGCGGGTATTCTACGGTAGTTCGTTTATACGACCGCCATAGGAGTAGAGGATGGCCCCGACCGTGATCACCCAAATCACCAAAACCAAATTCAAGACCGAGGATGGAAGAACCGGGGCAAGGCCGTTCGCCGTCTGGCGAGAGGCCACGCTCGGGTTCGGAATGTTCGACGTGATGTACTCCACAAGGCCACGACTATGCTTGCCAAAAGCCACGGCAAGGTTGTG